TAAGAGCATTTATAGACAAGGGCTATTCTGTCGAGTATAGAAGTGAAATAGCCGCCGGAAGATATGTGATTATCAGAGGATAGCTACAATGGAAATGAAAACGAAAACAAGTAAAGTCACGTTTCTACTCCGTTCCAAAAATCTGCAAAAAGCATTATCTATCTTTCCCACTTTTCATATTAACGTTCATCAAAGAAGAATGCAAGACTTTACAGGTTACCAGTGAAATACTTTCCTGTAATTCTTTATCTTACCAGCAATTCGGCATTGATATCAACAAAGGAATTATAACACACATAACAAAGTATTGACAAGCCGTGTCAGTACTTTGTTTTCCTCATTTTTCCCCTTAGCTCCCTTATTAAGTACCTTCGTTTCTGTAACGCAAAAAAAGCAATTATGGAAATTATTTACAGAAAACTAGAGGAACTGAAGAAACTGGAAAACAATCCAAGAACTATTTCGGATGAACAGCTAGACAAACTTAAAGAGTCAATCCGAAACAATCCGGATTATTTCGAAGCCCGACCGATCATCCTGTCAGACCGTACTGGCGAATTGATCATTATAGCCGGAAACCAAAGGTATGATGCCTGTATATCGCTAGGTATGCAACAAGTACCGACCGTTCTTATTCCCAACCTGACCGAGGAAAGGGAACGTGAGCTAATCATACGTGATAACGTTAACAACGGACAATGGGACATAACCAAGTTGTTTGACTGGGATTGTAACGAGTTGCTTAATTGGGGTATGGAAGGCATCAGCTTTCCTGATCCGACAGATTTTTCAGAAGATATAGAAGACAGTCATAATGTACTCAAGAACGCAAACTATGAAGCCGGAGCTCATATCAAATATTTAGTATTTGAGGGGTATAAGATTCCAGTCAGTGAAAGCGAACTGGAAGCACTGAAAGCACGGGCTTCTGAATATTTGGATGAGAACGGTGTAATGGTTGGTTTTGTTAATAATCTACTTAGCTTATGATGGAATACATAGACATATCAATATTGAACCCGGCAGAATATAACCCACGCCTGCTCACTAATGAAGCACAAGAAGATTTAAAAAAATCCATCAAGGAATTAGGCATTATCAAACCGATCATCATACGTCAATCGGATAAACGTATCATGGCAGGACACCAACGTACAAAGACAATGAAGCTGCTTGGGTATACCCATGTTCCAGCCTTTATTCTTGATGGTGTAAACTCCACCGATGAAGTAAGGTTCAACCAACTTCACAACTATGCGGAATGTGAGTTGTCGGAAATCCAACCAGAAATCAATGTAAGTCTTCCTAAAGGAACAGAAGGATTTTATACTATATCCAACAAAGATATCTCCATTCTTTCCAAAGGAGGAAACAACTCACGTGTTGTTGACCTTACGAAAATGATTCTCCGTTACGGCCAGTTTGCAAATGCCGTATGTGACCATACCGGGAAAGTGATCATCTCAACAGTATATGCCAAAACGGTAAAACTATTAGGTATGGACCTACTTGTATATGTCCTTCCAGAAGGGAAAGAAGAAATCGCGCTCAAATACTTCTCTAAGGAATATGGAGTGTTCGAGTATTCCCATCTGGAACGAAAGACCTATATACAGTCTTTTGCCCAAAAGGCACGGCTACGGCAAAAGAACGGGGTTCCAAGCAAGCGTAGCCATTCAACGTTGTATGAAACGCAGGTTATACCATACATCACCAAGGATATGCGCATACTCGATTTCGGTGCCGGACAAAAGGATTACGCAACCATACTGAAGAAAAAAGGCTATCTCATTGACGCCATTGAATTCTTCCACCGCAAAGATGGAGCGGACATCATTGATGAAAAGGAAATCAGGCAAGATTGTGCTTCCATATGCAAGACCTTATCGGACTACGGGCTGTACGATGTGGTTGTGTGCGATAGCGTGTTGAACTCTGTAAACTCAGAAGAGGATGAAAATAATGTCTTACTTTCGTTATCAGCATTATGCAAGCCCGGAGGAATGATATTCTGGTCTGGCATTCCGCTGCTGTTCGCCCAGAAATCATCTGAACGCAAGGAAACACACGACCATCGTTCTAAAGCCGTATTTCTTGACGCAAAGAACTTCACAGCCAACTTCCGTTTTGGTGAATGGTACTTCCAGCATTATCATTCCACAGCTGACATCGTCAGATTAAACACAGCTTACATCGGAAAGGATTTTAACATATTCGATAAAGGAATGAAGATAAGCCCAGAAAAAGAGTTAAGAGGTTCGTCATTTCAAGTAGCATCAACCAACGGAAGGAGCGCAAGTAAGAGTGATTATCTGAAAGCGTTGCAATATGAATTCACACTTCCTCTTCCCAATAATCGCAAATGGGATCTGGACAAAGAAATTATACCAATCTTTAAAACACTATAAACAATGGCAGCACCTAAAGGAAATCAGTTTTGGATGTTACGCAGCAAGCATGGCAGGGATAAACTCTTCGCCACGCCTGAAGCGTTATGGGAGGCGGCGTGCGAATATTTCCAATGGTGTGATGAAAACCCATGGACAACAAGAAAGGCTATACAACGTACCATGCCTGTTAGACGCAAAAAAGGTAAAAGAACAGAAACTGTTAATGAACAGCAAACACAACAAGAAGTTTCACCTACACAGCGCCCCTACTCTCTCACCGGATTATGTATCTATCTAGGTACTTCATCACGTTGGTGGAGTAGCTTCAGAAGTGAATGCATGAAAAAAAATGATGAAGATTTTTTGCACGTCATCGCGCGGGTGGAAGAAACCATCGAGACTCAACAATTTGAAGGAGCCTGTGTTGGCGCTTTCAATGCAAACATTATAGCCCGAAAGCTAGGGTTGTCCGACAAACAGGAAGTGGATCATACAACACAAGGCAAACCCTTCAACGGATTTGACTTTCTTCCCTATACTCCCGAAGCTGACAAATTGAAGTGATATGGAGCAAAAGGTTAACTTAAAACAGCGATTGGCATACAATTTTCTTCGTGACAGCAAAACGAAATTTTTATTGTATGGTGGTGCCGGAGGTGGTGGTAAATCATGGCTAGGCTGTGAATGGCTGATGCAATGTGCCTACTATCTTCCCGGTACTCGCTGGTTTGTTGGCCGAAATAATTTGAAGGATAGCCGTGAGTCCGTTACCGTGACCTTCAATAAGGTAGCATCTTCTCACAGCTTCACGGCATACAAGACAACAAATGAAGGGATAGCCTTCGACAACGGAAGTGAAATCGTTTATATTGACTTGACGTATTATCCGGTGAAAGATCCGATGTATGAACGATTGGGGTCTAAGGAATATACAGGAGGATGGATAGAGGAAGCTGGTGAAGTGCACTACCTTGCCTTCGAAGTCTTGAAAACCCGTATCGGCCGCCACATGAACGATGTATATCATGTACCCGGAAAGATACTTATCACCTGCAACCCAAAGAAAAACTGGCTATACCGTGAATTCTACAAGCCCTGGAAAGAAGACAAATTACAAGCTCCTTATGCTTTTATCCAAGCTTTGGTGCAGGATAATCCTTGGGCAACAGAAGACTACATCGAAAGTCTTCGGAACACAAAAGACCGGGTAACAAAGGAACGCCTATATTTCGGCAATTGGGAGTATGATAATGATCCGACTGCCCTGTGTAACTACGACGCTATCTGTGACTTGTTCACGAATGAGTTCATTGCTCCTGCAGGTGAATCTACCGGTTCTGCAGACCTTGCAATGAAGGGACGAGACAGATTTATCGCCGGTCATTGGAAAGGGAATGTGTGTTTTATCAAACTGGATCAGGAATACAGTACTGGAAAATCCATTGAAACAGACCTGAAGCGGATGATGATAGAATGCTCTATTCCTCGTAGTAAGATGATTGCGGACTCTGACGGATTGGGGAACTATCTTGAAAGCTATCTGAACGGTATCAAGGAGTTTCATGGAGGAGCACGACCTATTAATCCTGAATTTGACAATTTGAAATCAGAGTGTGCCTTCAAACTGGCTGAGATGATTAACAATCGATTGCTTCGTATCGTATGCACGGAAGCACAGCGGGAACGGATCATTGAAGAATTGTCAGTTCTCAAACAAGCACATATTGATGCAGACACACGGAAGAAAGGAATAATCAGCAAAGAAAAAATGAAAGAAATATTAGGTCATTCCACAGATTACCTTGATATGCTGATAATGGCAATGATATTCCGCATCAAACCAACACCCAAACGACCAAAAGCAAAAATAGGAAAGATATGACAGTAAAAGAATTTTTGACAATAAGCAGCATTGCCATCGAACCTGAGGTTATCAGGACCAAGTTGGATGAACTGAGAAAACCTTATCAACTAGGGCAGTATAAGACACCAAATACCCTAAACGACATAAATATGGGAGAACTGATGCAACTGCAATCCATCGAAACAGAACACGATATCTTGTTCGTTCCCTGTACTGTACTGATGGGGCTGAGTAAACGTTATATATCCCAACTTCCAGCTAGCGATGTACTGGGATTCGTACAATGGGTGGCCAAAGAAGTTGAACGAATAAATAAACTATTCGCGTCGACTAATGTACCACCCACACCCGAAGAGAAGCAAGCAGGATCCGAATTGCTAAATTTTGGACCTTTCGGCATGATTGATTACTATGCGCAGCGCATGGGTATCACTGATCATGCAGAAGTAGACAGCGTGCCATGGGTCAGAGTATATAAATGTCTTGACATGGACGCCAAAAGAGTAAGATTCGAACGTAGATTAAGAAACATATTAAGTAAGAAGAAATGACGGTAGAGCAAAAAATTAAAAAGATAGTAGACTCCATGGAGGGTGTAAGTTACCTTTTTGACAACTGGCAAACAGCCAATATAAGACTGGACAAGATTAAATTGCCGGCAGTGCTTAATCTCCTTCCTGTAAGCGGAACTTTTAATCTAGGCAGACAGCAGTTAAGAGACTGCCCTAACTGTATGATGGCATTCATGGATAAAACCAAGTTCGATTTTGATGGCACAGAAAATGATGCAGTGATAGAAGGATGCAAGAATAAAGCCAAAGAATTCATATTGCTATTGAACAGGAGTGGGATGTTCAAAGAAATATCAGGAGATATCCCTTATTCTGTTTTCTATGACAAGCTGGATGTTAATGTAACCGGAATAGTTATCCAACTTAAGTTAGAAGAGATAATGGGTACTGTTATTTGCAACAAGAGCGTGAAAGAGATTGTATATGGCAGCAGAAACTAAAGCCGGAACCCTAAGGATAATAGGTGAAGAGCTGGAAGCGTTACGCAAGCGAATTATAGCCAACCATGAAGCAGCCGGACAAGTAGCCAGTGGAAGGACAAAGGGCAGTCTGAAAGTAGAAATGTCGGAGGACGGAGGCGTTTTGTGGGGCAGGCAGGCATTCGCGGTACTAGAAACCGGACGTGGGCCAGGGAAAGTTCCGAAAGGATTTTACAAGATTATCCGCCAATGGGTGGAAGATAAGGGTATACAAGTAAAGAAGCCCGATTCCTTCGCCTACCTTGTCGCTAGAAAGATAGCCAAGGAAGGAACGGAACTATACCGAAACAGAAAACACGAGGAAATCTATTCCCGTGATCTAGAAAATACCGTGGACAATATAGCCAGCAGGGTATCGGCTATATATGAAACAGAAGTTGAACATATAAATCTGAATTTCGACAATGAGAACACATACGATAGATAATACAACAATTGAATATCCTGACCAAATAGGATTCTGCTTTAATCCTGTGATAATAAATATCCTTGGCGGAAACTATCAATCTGTTACTGCAACGGTAACGGACACCACCACAGCCACATCAGACAGAGAGAACAGAGCGACGTTCGGTGGTTCCTGCTTCTTTGACCTATCATTCTATACGCAGAGCTATTTTGACGAATACAGAGAAGTCGATTACAAGTCAACTCACGCCGAAGATAGTAAGTTAGGACGTCTGTTTAGCATAGAGCTTGATATGTATAACGAATCAGGAACACTTGAAAACAGCTTCCAGTTCAACGTATTCATATTGTGGGGAGCCAGTAAGGTTGGAGAGCAGTATAATGGAAGCCGAGTGCTGACATGGTTCAAAAACTACCCATTCTCTGTAGGCTTATACTCTGCAACATCAGGGAATGTAAAAGTAACTATAGATGGTTCCGAAAGCTCCCCTATCGCATTATCAGGACAAAATGCATGGAATATCATTCTTGCTGGAATAGATGCTTCAGACAGGGTGGAATTTTATCTACCTGGAAGTAATACGGCAGCATCTGTTTTTGACCACACCTTTGATTTCACCTTCCGAGGGCTGCTCAATATGGCCACAAAGATCACTTGTAAGGTTGACAATTCAGACTGTGGAATATACTTGAGATGGATCAACCGCCATGGAATGTGGTGTTACTGGCTATTCATGCAAGGAGACGAGACTTCGCAGGTATCCAATGACGGAGAGTTCATCAGAAACAATATGCAGGATTACAGTTACAAGAACGGATACCATGGAGGTAGCGGACGAAAGCAAAGGAAAATGGAAGAAACGACACTTCCCGTATGCGCTCCATTAATAGACAGCATAACTTATGACTTCCTTTACCAAATGGCCACATCTCCTGTTGTTGATATGTTCATGGGCTATGATGATAACGGTAACGCCAGATGGATGGCCGTAAATGTGTCTGTGGGAAATTTCGTCAAACAGCGGGTATCACTGCAAGACTTTGAAGCGAACATTATATTACCTGAAACTAACGTGCAGAGCTTATGAGAAATGAATTATTATATGTCGGTGCCAACAACAAATTAGTAGATATGGACGACAGCACCAATATCACATTAAAATACAAGAATAATATATTCACCGATATAGGCAAAATTGTAAGTAACACAAGCTACACTATTAAACTTCCAAACACAGTGAGGAATCAGTCTGCATTTCTTCACGCAGACCTGCCATCCTGCCAATATTCCGTTGCTTCATTTTACCTTGACGCTAGATACATAAGAAACGGAGTAGAAATTATCAAAGGGGCAAAAATATACTTGATAGGCACGTCTGATGTGTTTGAAACCGCATTAATATGGGGAAACGCAACACAATTTTCAAGTATTGCCAATGAAGAAAAAAAACTGCAAGATTTAAAAGAACGTTGGCATTATGAAAGCCAAGGGAATGATCCATTTCCTGATTATTACATCGAATGGAATAGCGGAAAGAACGTAAGCCAATATGATAGTCATGGAGATTTCTTTTTCCCAAAAGTAAATTACAATATACGTTCAGCCGATAAAGACTTACCCTATCATCCGGCAGTTAAAGCAACATGGATTTTAGAACATATATCACTTGACAATGATGTGATATTCATTTTTCCAAGTGAACAGCAAGCAGTCTTGAACAAGCTGTTTATCCCATTGCTGACAAGAAATGACGGGTTGGAATTCTCTCAAAAGAATGAACTGTGGTTGAATGCAAAATATTACCTTAACCAAGGAACCGGGCCTATTGAACTTTACTTCGAAAATAAAGAATATTCATCATATTATGGAACGGTAAATAAAAGCTCGCTAAGCGAAGGCACATTCATTAGTGGAATAAAGACAAAAGGAAACTCCATAAAGCTCAATGCTTCAGGCAAAGTATCAATACATACTTTAACTTCTTTCTATCCCAGCAATGCAGCCATGATAGCTTATTATATTGAGAACGGAGAGAACAATGAAATATTCAACATAGGATATACGGATATAATAAGCAATGGAGGAAACTCTTACAATATTACGTTTGAGTTCGAAGGTGTAGAGTCTGACTCAGTAAACAAAGGTACAGATATCCGGTTTGGATTCACAAATATCGGATTTATTGCAGACGTATCAAACGGTGTAGATGGAATCATAAATCTAAGAATGGAAAACAGCCTTGTATCGCCCAAGCAACCAGACGAAAGTATTCTTAACGGGAATGGTCATTACCCCATTATACCAAATTTGCCAGATATGACACAGCTTGATTTTATTAAAGCAATATCTACCATGCTAGGCGTATTTGCATATCCTATTGAAGGCACGAACATTATAAGATTTATGTCTGTCGATGATATCATAAAGAAAAAAGAACAAGCGTACAATTGGACTAGACGGGTAATAGCATCGTATATGGCCAACAAGCCTAAAGAAATGAAATTCACTATCGATGGCTTTGCACAAAGAAATATACTTAAATACAAAGACGATGATACGGTAAAAGGCAACTACAGTGGAGAAATTACTTGCTTGATCAGCTCATTAGAGAAGTCTAGAGAAATGGCAGAGTTGAAATTTGCAGGATGCGACATGAGAGGAATTACAGCATTCATACGATTGTACAAATATGACGGAGAGGGAAAGGCTGAACTGCAAAAAGTTCAACCAAGAATACTTCTCGAGGAAAACAATGGAGGTCTATCAAATGGAACCTTCACACAATTGTCGTTCACAGATATCATAAAAAGATTCTACACAAGCTTTCAAAATGCAGTGTATACCCCCAAAATCATTAAAGAAAAAATAGAAATAACAGAAAAAGACTTGAGAGACTTAGATATGACCACTCCAGCATATCTGGCCCAATATGGGAAATATTATGCAATTCTATCCGTTACAGCAGAAAATACAGGAATAGCAAATGTTGAATTATTACAATTAGACATCTAAAATTATGGCAGACAAAGTAGAAAAGATACTTGATATCAAAGTGAATTATAATGAGGCTATCAAAGCTATAGCCGAGTATCAGACAAAAATCGACAAAGCCAAAGAAGCAGAGGCGAAACTGAAGGAACAGTTAAAGGCTGGAGACATAAAAAGGCAGCAGTACAATGAAGAAATGGCGGCATCTAAAGCCTATATCAACGACTGTAATGATTCGATACGTGTTATAACGAAAACAATGCAAAATCAGCTCAAGCAGGAGAAGGCACAAGAAAACAGCCTTGTTTCTCTCCGTGCCAAACTGTCAAACCTAACGGCTGAATACGATGCTTTATCCGAAGCGGAACGTAAAGGTGCTAGCGGCACAGAATTGAAAAACAAGATTAATGAGGTTACTGATGCTCTAAAGGGCGCTGAAGAAGAGACACAGCGGTATTACCGAAATGTTGGCAATTACAAGGAAGCTATAATGGAAGCCGCCAATGCCAATATCCCGTTCGTGCAGCAGATAAATGTAATGGTGACCTCCTTGGGTGGAGTAAGAAATTATTTGTCTGGAGTAAAAACAGAAATGCTTACTGTTTCGACCACCACAACCGGCTGGATTAAAGTTTTGAAACTGTTGAAAGTTGCTCTACTTGGAACTGGTATTGGAGTATTAATTGTAGCTTTAGGATCTTTGGTATCATGGTTCACCAAAACACAGAAGGGCGTGGAAGCAGCCAATAAAATAATGGGGGCTCTGGGTGCCACTGTAAATGTCTTAATAGACCGGGCAGGCAAGTTGGGAAGTGCTTTAGTGAATCTGTTTACCGGGAACTTCAAACAGGCGGGGAATGATGCCAAATCCATATTCGCTGGTATCGGTGATGAAATAGTCAATGAAACCAAACAGGCGTGGAAGCTGGCAGAAGTCTTGAATGAGATAGACAAGAGGGAAGTCATGCTGTCCATGTCACGTGCCTCTAACCGAGCTGAAATTGAGAAGCTGAAAAAAGCTGCAGATGACCAAACCCTATCCACACAGGAACGTATCAAAGCTGCGGAAAAAGCTGCAGCAATGGAAAAAGAGGACTTAAAAATCCAAACAGACTTAGCGAAAGCAAGAATTGCCAATATGCTCGGATATACTAAAGTAACAAAGGAAGCCCTTAAGACCATTGAGGACATGCAAAAAGGAGCAATTACAGCAGATGAAGCTATTGGAAAAATCGGTATATCGGAAAGCACTATTGATGACCTTAGGAAATTAAGCGAAGAAGTAAACAGATTAAGTGAATTGGAAGAAAGCAGTTACACCCGTCAGACAGAGCAGCAAAACACCCTAAACTCTATCCGCCAGGAAGGTGCAGACAAAGCAAAGGAAGCAAAGCAAACAGAACTGGAAGCAGTAAGGGCAGCAGAAGATGCTATGCTTGCCTTGGTGAAAGACAAGAGAGAACAAGCACGGAAAGAGATTGAATTGAACTATTCCCGGCAGATTGAGGATTTGCAAATCAGTTTAAAGCAAGAAGAGAACCTTACCGCCAAAGCTCGTGAAGCCATCAACGCCAAAATAAAGGCTTTGGAACAACAAAAATCTATGGAGCTTAGCAAGCTGTCCGATGAGGAGCTGAAAAAAGAACTGGAGAACCGTTTAAAAATGATATCCCTGCAATTGGAATCGGTCAAGGAAGGCAGCGAACAGGAATACCAGTTAAAGATACAACAATTACAAGCACAACAAGAGGCAGAACTTACCAGCACAGAACAGACCGAAGAAATGAAACTGGCCATTAAAGCAAAGTACAATACCAAGATAGACGAACTGGCAACAGCTCATGAGCAGAATATTATCAACAAGCAAAAGGAAGCCATGCGCATACGCTTTGAAACGGAAATCGCACAAGCATATGATAACGAAGAGGAAATTCTTCGTATAAGGATGGAACAAAAGAAAGCCGAGCTCGATAGCCTGCAGCAAATGGAAGGTGAAAGTATAGAAGCATTCAATCTTCGCAAGCTGGAAGCACAGAATGCTTATCTGGAATCCAAAAAAGAACTGAGCGATAAGGAGATTGAAATAGAACAAGCTAAATATGAAGCAATGGGACAGGTGACAAATGGCCTTGTAGCTCTCACAGAACAAATTGGGGAGTCTGACAGAGGATTTGCTATGGCAAGCAAAATGTTGGCTTTGGCAGAGATCGCCATCAATTCAGGTAAGGCGATCGCAAAAATGGTATCCGCTGAATCAGGGAAAGGTATTCTTGGTATAGCTACAATGGCATCAGGTATTGCAACAATCCTTTCTAACATTGCAAATGCTGTTAAGATAGTAAAAAGTGCTAAATTTGCAGAAGGTGGTTTGGTTACAGGACCGGGGACAGGAACGAGCGACAGTATTCCGGCACAATTGTCGAATGGAGAATCCGTTATAACTGCCAAAGCTACGTCCATGTTCGCCCCTATCCTATCATCCTTCAATATGATGGGTGGAGGTGTACCTATTAATGTAACAGCAACGAATAATCAAACTTTAGGCGAAGATATGCTGGCCAGAGCAGTCGCCAAAGGAATGATGATGGCTCCTGCCCCTGTCGTTTCTGTAGAAGAGTTTACTTCAGTTGCGAATAGAATTAAATACATAGAAGAAAGCGGTAGTTTATGAAAGCATACGAACTATTATATATAAACAGGAACACTCTTAGGATAATGTCTGAAATGTCATTAGATGCATCAGATATTAAATACCTAGAAATGTATAAAGACTACACCCGTCTTACGGCTGAAGGTCATAAAAAGGCATATATCATGCAGTACCTGGCAGATGAATACAGCATTTCAGAAAGGACCATCTATAGAGTCATTGACAGGTTGTCCGTTGACGTTTCAATTCAATAAGGGGAAGAATAATCTTCCCCCTATTTTTTTACTGACAAAGCGTGTCAGTGCTATTATGTTCTGAAATTCTTATAGCCATATACCGTTTTTTACCTTTGCTTCAAAATAGATTATATATGGCGAAATTATACATCAACAAAGATATTGTTGCGGATAAAGACAAAATGGAAAATTGGTATCTAACTGGTGAAGAGGGATTGTCTTTTCCCGATATTCAAAATTTCCTATCTTGGATAGATCCGAATGACCACGTTATTGATATTGAGATACATTCATGCGGTGGTGATGCCGTTGAAGGGTATGCCATTTATGACGCCTTACGTGCTTCAGGAAAGCAAATCAGCTGTACTGCAGTAGGACGATGTGCATCCATGGCAACCGTGATATTATTGGCCGCTGCAAAAGAAAGACGTTTTGCTTATCCACATGCAAAGTTTCTTATTCACAAGCCTTATATGGCTTCATACGATGGAGACCTTGATCTTGAAACCCTAGAATCAATAAAATCAAACTTGGAGAGTGAAAAAAACAAGATGCTAGCTTTGTATGTAGAACGCACAGGATCGGAAGCCTCAGTTATCGAAGCCCAAATGAATAAAGCCGGTTGGTTTGGTGGTGAAACAGCCAAACAATTAGGTTTTATCACGACCGTTCTTATGCCTACAACTGCCAAAGGGAGAACTTACACATTTAATAACAAAAAAATGAACAAAGAAAAAGAAGTAACAGTGAAGCAGACTATCATAGACAGGCTGCTGGCCAAATGCGGCTATCAAAAAATTGAAGACGTACAGGTCGTATCTATGGAATTGACAAATGCCGAAGGTAACACGCTTACCGTGGAAAGAGATGAAGGTGAACCCCAAGTAGGAGATACAGCAAGTCCCGATGGCGAACATGTCATGCCTGACGGAAAGACTATCATTGTGACAGATGGCGTTATTACAGAAATTAAAGATCCTGATGAATTGGAAGAGGATGAAGTGAAAGCTTTAAAAGCCCGTATAGAAGAGTTGGAAACTGAGAATGCTTCTCTAAAGACGAATGCCCGTACCATTGAGGACAACAAGATTCTGAACGCAGTCCGTATGGCCGGAGGCGAAAACTGGCTGGCAAAACATTGTAGTACTTATAAAGTGTCAGCTCGTACCCAAACGTTCAACAAGGGTATAAAAGGAGTAGAAGAAAATGAAACGCCTATTCAGAGAAAACTTCGTGAAGAAAGAGAAAAAAGAAACAACAAGTAATAAAAGGAGGGGAAATGCCTATTTTAGATTTTGACAAACTTACACCTGATAATCAGGCTGTAAAAGACTTGAAAGACCTTATTCAGTTAACAGTCTTTCAAAACGAGGACATGGAGCGTTTTATGACGTTTATGCCCAATGTGACTAACGGTAAAAAAGCAGGTTTTATCGGTGAAATGGAAGATATCGGAGTAGCCGGCTCCGGATGCGACCCTGAATATAAAAAAGTGGATATCGCTGCCGCCCAAAAGGAATGGGAAATCGGGGATTGGCAAATTCCTTTGGAAATGTGCTATACAGACTTGGAAAACACCATTGCCAAGTACTGCCTTAAAACGGGAACAAATATAGGAGACCTGACATCGACCGAATATATGGACGGTATTGTACTGCCGAAGCTGTCTGAAGCTATGATGAAAATGATGTGGCGTTTTACATGGTTTGGAGATAAATCAGCAGCGTCTGTCACTGGAGGTGGTCAAATCACTGACGGAGTAAACATCGAACTATTTAAAACATGTGACGGTTTTTTCAAACGTCTGTTTGCCATCTGTACCAACAATACCGAACAGCACACTGAAATTGCAGCCAACGCAGAAGAATCATATGCATTACAAAAATCAAAGATGAAAGAAACAGGCATTGCCACATCAATATTCGATGCGATGTTGCAAGATGCCGACAGCCGGATTTTCCAAAAAGACGGATGCGCAATTTTCGCCACCAAGTCAATGTGTGATGCTCTGACTCACGATATGAAAGAAAAGTACAAGGTAATCATGCCTTGGGAAGTTGTATTTGACGGTGTAGAGGTCAGCAAATACGATGGAACAACCATCGTTAAATGTTCCATTTGGGATAGATTTATTCAAGCCTATCAGAACAACAAAACCAAACTTAACTTACCGCATCGTGCTGTTTTATGTTCTCCTGAGAACTTGATGTATGGATGTGAGGGCACCGAACCGATGTCGGACTTGGATATCTGGTTTGATAAGAAAGCCCGCAAGAACTACATTTATTCAACAGGAAAATTAGGCTCCATGATTGGCGAAGATGAGTTGGTACAGGTAGCATACTAACGAAAAAGAGCAAATATGGCAATATGTGATATAACAATCAAAAAGGACATCGCACCATCGTGCGATGATCCTATCGTTCCCGGGCTGGAACAGGAAGGTGTGATAATGAATCGCGCAGACGTGGATTTAGGTGCGGTTACATTCAACGCAACCCGTAAGAATGTGATCGAAACTCTTGCACTGAAAACAGGTAAAAAAGGTTACAAGGTACAGGTATTCGGTGCAACCCCCTTTACTGGTACCAATACAACCTTGGCAACAGGAACCTATCGTAACACGTTTACTAACATAGTGAACATGGTTGTATTAGCAAATGACCCCGATGTATGCAATGACATTATTGACGGGCTTGCTAACGGTGATTTTGTCGTTGTATTGGAAAATAAAGCCAAAGGGTTAAATAAAACCGAAAATCCGGGAGATTCAGCTTTCCAGGTTTACGGTTACTACCAAGGTTTGAAAGCCGCAGAGATCGGCAATGACAAGTATTCCGAAGAAACGGAAGGGGGATGGAATATCTCTTTGCAAGAAACCAAGGTTCCCAAATCAGCATTATTCTTGTACAAAACATCTTACGATGCGACAAAAACGCTTGTTGAAACACTGACAAAACCAGCTGAATGATTATGGAGTTAGAAGAAGTGGTTGATAAATTAAAGGAGCTAGGAGATCTTCCCTCCTACTCCTCTTCTGATAAATCGGAGATAGAAAGATTGTACAAGGAAGTATTAGGAAAAGAATTCACCAAGACATCGTGTAACGACTGCTATCGCGATGCTGTAATCGAAATGACTGTTTACATCAAAAAGAATAACCGTATGAAAGAAAAATGTAATTATATATTAAAGAATGGTGTCCTGCTTCAACCGGAGTTCGGAAGCAATAAAATGTACACTAATGACAACCTCACTGATGAAGTTGCTGAAAAGTACCTTGCCAAAAATCCAAAAGGTGAAATTTATTTCGCCCATATACCTACGGACTGGAAAGAACGTGTTAACAAATGTGGATACAATCAAAGCCTGCTTGATTCAATGGTAGAATCATTACAAGACGGAGTTTCTGAAGAATCCGTGGCTGACACGTTGAAAGATTTCCAAATCAACGGCAAGAAAATCAGTAAAAAAGTTCTGAATCTGCATCTAAGCAAGGCCATTGAAATTGTGAACGCAATGAATGGAGAAGGCGAAGATAAAGTTGAATAAAAGAAATAAAGGACGAACGTAAACCTCGCGAATATGAGAGTAAGAGATCTAAAAAAGAAAAGCAGTAACCGCATTGATACAAGCTATTTACAAAATCTAGGAATTCAAGCCTACGGACAGGACAACCTATATCCGCAGACATTAAAGAATATCATTGCTGCAAGCTCTACTGCATCTGAATGCTCAGACCGTTTCGCTGACTTCATTGAAGGAAACGGATTCCGTGAGGTTGCTTTTTCCAAATATGTAGTCAATCGAAAAGGTGACACATTGGATGATGTGCACATGTTACTATGTAAAGACATGTCCGAACTCAATGGAATAGCAATCCATGTTAACTACAATGTTTTCTGTGAGATAGTGGAGATGCAGCACGTACCATTTGAAAATTGCCGTCTGACAGAAGAAGATGAAAACGGTTATGTGGCAAAAATAGCAGTACATCCAGACTGGAGCGGAAAGAAGACACGTAAAGGGAAAGCTCTGCAGGTCAAGAAAGAAAACATCGACTATATAGATGTTTTTAACCCTCAAAAAGATGTGATACTGGCTCAAATAGAAGCTGCCGGAGGCATTGAATACTACAAAGGTCAAATCCTATGGGTGTCAATGGCCGGGAAAAATACTTATCCAGTCGGAAAAGGTGACCGAGTAGCTACAGAGATGAGTACCGATGAAGGTCTGTCCAATGTCAAGTACAGAAATGTACGAAATAATTTCTTCCCTGGCGCTATGATATTCACCAAAAAGGGATCGAACATAACCTTTGACGAAGAAGGCAACGAAGTGAAAGATACAGACGATGATGACAGTTTCTCAAATACACTCATCCAGTTGCAAGGTGATACGAATGCAGCAAAGATCATGGAAGTTACTTTAGAAAACGATGAGGAAAAGCCTGAAATAGTAAATATGAACTCACAAAATTACGACAAAGAATTTACCGTTACTGACGCAAGTGTGGTTGAACGTATTTATTCAGCTTATGGCCAAGAGCCATGGTATTGCATCCGTATTGGTAAAGTCGGATTCTCAGGCGATATTTTGGAAGATGCTTTCGAGTATTACAATTCTATCGTAAGCAAGCAACAGCGCTTAATAGAGCGTACCTTTAGCCGTATATTCAGCTATTGGTATGAGGTAGTCAACCCATCTAATGATTATAGTGTTGAACCATTAAAGTATGTACGAAATGCAGCAGTATCTAATAACAACAGATGAGGTATCGGCTTTGTCTCGCGGAATGTCTGTACATCTCGATCCTGACAAGATAGAAACCTACATCCGTGAGTCGGAGAATATCTACATCAAATCAGCGTTGGGAGACGAACTGTTCCTTGACGTGAAAAAAAATCCTGAAAAATACCAGCTACTGCTTGACGGAGGTACTTATGAAACTAAATGTAAAAAGAAGATAATCATCACTGGACTTCGCGTAGCTTTGGCTTATTATACCTATGCCTGTATTGTCAAAAATGGAGATGGAAATGTATCCCGTTTCGGCTTCGTGAACAAGGAAGGTGAATATAGCAGTCATACAGTATTCAAGGAAAAGATGATGGTGTATAGCGATGCATGTAGTATAGCTGACCGCTACCTGAAAGAATGCGTGCTTTACCTAAAAGAATGCGGTATGCCACTTTATAACGGTGAAGGGAAATTAAAATCTAATAGAACTGTTTTTCGTGTAATAGGAGAATGAGCGATTCTGTTGACATATTAAAGAAACTGGCTCTTCAAGTAAGAAATGCATCTACAGAAGGAGAGAATACAGCTGAAAGAATTGGGCGCATATTTATCGGGATTCTAGAAAACATGGATAATTCTGATATAGAAAAGCTCACCAAATACTTTTTACGCAAAGATAAAGAAGACACTGCCAATGAGCTGATCACGTTTTTGAAAGGTCTTTTGATTGGTAAAAACGGTAGTGGAATTACTGTGCTTGAGAACGGTATGTCACAGGCTGTTGTCGATTATCTGTATGTCAAGGTCAAAGCCGTTTTTGATGAACTTGAGGTCAAGAAGAAAACGTATGTGGGTGGCGAGCAGGTGATTTCCCATGCAGGTATGAAATGCAACCGTGTAGATGAGTTGGATGCTGTTTACCGTTGTTATTTCAAGGAAGAGGAAGACGGAATTGAGATAGAGAACCAGTTTACTCCGGGATCTCTTGCCATAGCCCAGGAGTGCAATATCAAGACAGGCGTTTCTCATCATGTCGGCAACCGCTATTACTGGCGGTTGGTCACAGCAGTGGGTGAGAACTATATAGACTTGTCCAAGACCGTATGTGATCCTAATGTCGAGAACGATGTTCCGGTGGCAGGTGATGATATCGTGGGGTTAGGTCATAAGACCGATATGACCCGACAGGCGGCGATAATTCTCTCTTCGGTGAACGAAGTTTCTCCGTCCATCATCATGTATCAGGGTATTAATGATTTTACCTTGACTGGGAAAGATGTCATTTCTTTTGATTTTGACAAATCTACCGGCAAAGCCCGGATGAAGGTGTACGGAAATGCATACATTGGTGAGAAGGATCGGACCACTTACATGGAATATACTCACGATAAAGGTGTTGATATCAAGGGTATGTTTCATATCGAACAAGGTTCCACTGGATGGCGTAATATGGAAGGTCTTCCGGATGAGATACAGGCGGCTGCCGATCTGGCCCAAAAGGCTCAGGATGCGATAGACAATGCGGCTGTCGGAAGTGTCAATCTGTTGCGTAACTCTGGGTTTACCGGGGATTATGAAAGTGAGACATTGTCCTCTGATACTCAATTGTCTGCTGATACCGAATTATATAGCAAGCAATTAAAGTATTGGACGGGTGTGGCTACCGTATCCGCAGATAGTGCTGCCGGCTCCAGGTACTCTGCTGCAATCGGTAGTTTGTCCCAATCTGTATCATTGATTAAAGGAGAAAGTTATGTTATCAGTTATAAAGCAAAGGGTACGTCTGTGTCTGTTTCGTGCGGCTCTTTCAGTGTTTCTCAGCCTCTCACATCCTCTTATCAGAGATATACCCATAAGATTACCTTCAATGGCAGTGGTATATTTCTCATCAGTGGTACCGCAACCGTTTGTGATCTTCAGTTAGAAAGAGGAACCATTGCCACAGACTGGAAACCGTCCATTTTGGATAACGACAAGGCAACAGCCGGTTTTCAGTCAATCAATTATATCGCCAGCGCGATTAAGGATGGATCTGTGGATATCCTTGGCGGTTTGATATTGGCCAATATGATTCAGTTAGGTAACTACAAGGATGGCAAGTTACAGAAGGTCACTGCCGGAGTAAGCGGCATATACAATGACGATGATGATGTGGCATTCTGGGCAGGTGGCACGCTTCAACAGGCTATATTAACCGTAATGAGGTTTCGTAATGATCCTAATTACCAGCCTACGGATGAAGAATGGGCGAATATGGCGAACTTTGTCGCTACTCATGGCGGTAATGCTTTTTTTCGTGGATATATCTATGCTTTGGGCGGATATTTCCGGGGAAAAGTTGAAATAGCCAATGGCAAGATACTGTTGAATGAGGATGGTTCCGGGCAGCTTGCCAATGGGAACATCAAATGGGATGCAGATGGAAATCCTGAATTTGTTGGAAAAGTAAAAGTCAAGTCTTCAAATGGCTATACAATAAGCATTGAGCCGGAAAATGAATATGGAATCCCCTCAATAGAGATGCGTGATAATACGAACGCCTCCCTGATAGATATATCATGCATATACGGACTGAAAGGGTTGATTCCCATGGTTTCTATGTTTGACCCGAATAGTAATGATGTTTTGTATTTCCGCCCGGACAGTATGGTTGTCGAGCAAAAAGGAAGTGACGGTTATATATATCAGACCCAGATAATGGGAGGACGCATAATTATGGTTAAAGGTTCTGAGATTGTATGGGATCAAAACCAATTGCCCAAATAAAATGAAGTGATATGGAACTTAATTCGATAAATAAAACAGGTACTTGGAGTGAGGCGGCAGATCGGCTTAACTACAATTTTAGTAAGACTTCTACCGAGATTGATAAGGTCAAGCAGAACAGTGTCCGCAACAAGGGATTGTTTTCTACGGAAGAAGCATTGCATGCTGCTGTCCCATCTCCAGTTGTGGGCGACTGGGCTGTCGTGGGGGATACCATACCCGGTCCTATATATGATTGCAAGATAAAGGGGAAATGGAGTCCTACAGGAACAACCGGAGGCGGTGGAAGTGTTGACCTTTCCGGCATCTTGACAGCCGAGGAGATAGATGATGTAACATCAATATTATAGGTATGAAAATTAATTATCAGTCCGATTTTAAGATCATAGAGAAGAACTTGAATGGGGATGTGAATACTCCCTTCCGGTTCACTTACCGTACAGTCCTGTCGGGATGTGTTGTTGCGGAGTTTGACGGGCACGGGTACAAGAACTGCCGTAGGCTTGATGATGGTAGTCTGCTGGTCATTTTTGACAGGCATGGACTCCGTCCCGGCACTCTGTCGGTCAAACGCGAATACTATCTTTCTGATGCTGATTTTGCCGATGGTATCTGCAATCTTGTATCGGTGGAGATTACAGGTGTTATCCTCGTTTCCGGCAAGACGGATGAGAGCACAGCGGAGATCATTCCCTATCCGGATTATGCCGCATACAATGCGGTGCAGAGCGTATCTCTGTCAGATCAGGAGTATGATGATGTGCTGAGTGATTTTAAGAGTTAATCAATAATTACATAAAATAACAACAGTCCAAGTTCCGGCGGAACTTAGGCTAAAAACAGGAGATATTATGGCAAAAATGCATAAACTGACGAAGGGCGGACAAACCATATTCCCAGCTACCATCTATGATGCGGTGGTCAATCCCCAAACACGCAAGAGCCTGACAGCGGAAATAGCTGAATTGGAAAGTTCCTTGAATGGTGGTGATACCGGATATATCAAGCTTAATATCCAATCGTGGGTAACAGGCCAGTGGACGGGAGAAGGATCATCATTGACTCATAATGATAACTCTTCTTATAAACGTAATACTGAGGTGAGTACTCTTATTAAAAGAGGCGCAGTTTTAACAATGTATGAAGCCTCCGGAAAACAAGTGAAAATGAATGGTTATGGTATTACATTCAAGTTCAGAGATTCCGCAAAAAACAAGGTAGAATGGAGATGGTATGAATCCGGTAATGGTATCCAGATTGGGAATACTGATGCTGTTGAGATTTATATGACTGTTGCATCATCCGGTATAGAGTCTTTGAACGGGTTTGTAATTAAGGGAGCTTATGTGAAAGGAGCCGGGGATAAAATCAGTGAGCTGACAGAAAATGTGGAATCTTTGGAACGATCTACGGCTGACAATATAGAACATATATCCAATCTTGACGAATCGGTTAATGGTGGCAATATTGGACGCATATATATTAATGAGAATGATCTGGTTACCGGACGTTGGACAGGTGAAGGGAAAAATCTGAAAGCAGATTCGATGGAGGGATATTTGCGAACGAAAGAAATATATGACATAAACTTGAAAGCCGGTGACTTGGTTTCTGTATATGACAAGACTGGAAAACAAGTGAAAGCCAACAGTCTCGGACTGAATATGAAGTTCAAAAACTCGACTAATACATCATCCATCATCTCCTATCAGGACAGCGGTACTTATTACAAGCTCAATGAGGATGCGACGCAGATGGCATTTTTTGGAACTTCGTCGGCCGTTGAAAAGATTACCGGTTACTTTTTCAAAGGATTTCGGGTTAAAGGCTTTGACGAAAAAATCAGTGATGTAGATGAGTCTATTCACAAACATATTAATGATGTAAAAATCACTGATTTTTATCATTCTCTTAAAATACTTTTCATCGGTTCTTCCTTTGGAGTTGACACGATTAATTACGTTGGAGATATAGCGCACAGTTATAATTTTAATATTGTTATCGGCAACCTTTATGTTGGCGCTTCTGGTATTAAGGATTATATAACATTTTATGAGTCCGACCGCAAAATATCCTACTATAAGTGGGGGTTGAATGCCACTGTCTGGGAGAATGGCACCAGTACGGTAAAAGAGGCTTTGTCCGACGAAGCGTGGGATTTTGTGATAATCCAAAACGGAGCATATCAATCCGCAGATGAGTCAACCTATTGGGATCAGGACGAGAAAGGGAATATTACCAAGAACTATGTGAGTCTGTTTGCTGACATCATTGATAGATGTTGCCTGTTCTCGCATCCTGTAATCTGTTTTAACATGACATGGGCGTACAGCGTATATCATACGCTCTCATCATCGCAAGGATCGAAGGACAAGTGGCTGAGTTTCGGTATTAATCAAAAGCAGAGGCAGCTGGGTATGTATACGGAATTGTGTCGCTTGGCTCAAAAGGTATTGCAACATTGCCCGGAAGTAAAATTCGTCATCCCTTCCGGAACAGCCGTACAAAATGCCAGAGGCACGTCTTTAAGGGCCGATACGACCATACAGGGAGTTGTGTCTCAATCCAATCCGGAAACGGGCACTCCTGTTACAACCGTAGTCCCAACCATAGAAGAGGCTGAATCAATGACTGACTTGAATCAGGCTGCGGTAGATTATCCATTCATGGCCGGTAAGGATAATAACTTCATGAACTGGCATTATGGTACAGATTTGAGCAGGGACTGTCTGCACATGACAGAAGGGATCGGAAGATATCTTGTAGGAGGAGCCTTATGGCAGATGATTGGTTATAAACTTAGTCACTTAAACTTCTTAGGAAATACATACCGGACGACTAAGGAAGACAAAACGAATTACAGAATCATAGCGGTTACTGACAGAAGAGCTAATATCGCTCAAAAGTGTGTGATTGCCGCATTGGATAACCCGTATGGGGTTTCAGACATTACGGAATAAAACATATACTTATGATACGAGAACTAATCATCAGAATAATGATCCATCTGTCCGTTGAAGTGCATCCGGATGCGGAATGGTTTTAAGCATAAGGGCTGACCTACACCAAGATCAGCCCTTACGTATTATAGTTATCGTTAGCGTTATTGTCGGCCAGACCTGAAAAATATACCAACGGACCAGCAGATTAAATCTTGTTGATCCGTTGGTAACAACTTAAACGACAAAAAGTGGAAAACTATACTTATTATTCATCATTTATATGGATTGCATCTAATTTAAAGGCATTCGTATTTTTTTTCATTTGGTACACTTTTATATCAGGATTTAGTTTTTTAGCAATCTTGATTAACCCACTTTCTTTTTCGTTAATGTTTACCCCTAAATATATGGATTCAAAACATTCTCCTCCAATTCTAGGAAAAGCTCTTACCTCTTTTCTGTCTATTAGATCACTTTTATTATTTGAGTCAGGTAACATAATCCATGGAAAAGGCTTGAAAATAAACATACGTGCTTCTTGTTCATGTTCCCAGACTTTAGCTTTTGTACACATTTGATAATGAAAGAAATCTTCTTCGTTTTGGAAGTAATCCGGTTTTTCAATAATATCACGATATTGGACTTCATGAGCATGTTTATCAACTATCAGTCCAAGTGATGCATCGAAATATTTAGCCACTTTCTCCATATTCAAGCCAATACAAACTCCTCTATGATTATTATAATAGGCCCACATCAATAACGAATCAAAGACTTTTGACAAGCAGCATACCCAGACGTCCTCCCGATTCCTTCTATATTGGTCAAATGCAAGCGATTCAATAATATCCGATGTCCATGTTTTACACCTTTCAGAAGGTACTTTAGAGAAGTCTATTAAATTTGGATCGCAGTCGAAAGGATCGTTGAATTGCATCGCATTAGTAAACTGGAGAGTTTTATTTGAAAGCATCATTTTTGCTCCTTCAATATCAAGATACTTGTAAAGAACGGAATTCTTTGTTCGGCTTCGGTCTGTATGTTGTTGATCTGATTTCATATTATCAT